GCCGACGCTGCCGGCTCTGTGGCTCCAACACGCGAGTGCGCCGGACCTGCCGGCAGCGGATGCGTCTTAAGCCATAGCGCGTGAGCAGTAACCATCGGATTGATTCGTACCTTTAGCCACCACACGGGTTCGTCGCCGCAGCGGTGGACCTCGCGATGGTGGCCCCGGCACAATGGCACGGTGAATTCATCGCTGACCTTACGGCCGAGCGCGGGGCTTTGCGCAAAGCGTAGATGGTGGGCATCCGCTGGCTGCCGGCCGCAAACGAGGCAAGGCTGCTTGGCGACGTATCTGACGTGATCCCGATCCCGTATCCGACGGGGCTCTGGGAAAGCCAGCACGGTCTTATCGATGACCGTGGGCTGCGACGCTTGTCGCGACTTTTTTCGATTTGGCTTGCGCTGATCCATCGCCTGTGGCGTCCGGGTCTGCCCGGAAGCCTCAGATGTCAGAGGCGCGTCCACGGCATCGATCGCAAGAGGCGTGAGGATTGCAACGCGTGCTCGAAAAGCTTCCTCGACGCGTGCGGCATCGGCCGCGGTCAATCGGTTCTTTTCAGGAAGGCACCGCTGCGCCCAGATGGCCGCGTCGTCGGTTGAGACAAGTTCGTTGAGTTCACCGAGCAGTCGATCGCGTAGTTCCGCCGATGCGTCCGCTCCAAGCATGGGCGGCGCGGCGGAGCTCGAGCGGTCCTTGCCGCTTCGGCCCATGTTTGCCCGTTGGCTCGGATGTTCGTGACCGCCGTTGAGCTTTCCATGACCCCTCGGCTTTTGCTGACCTGATGTCGATTGCGTTGGGGCCGCGAGGTTAGGGGCGTCGAGATCATCCTCGCCGGCGATCCCGACCAGCGTGAATAACGCATAGCGGCGCGCATAGGTCAGCGCCGCGCCCATCCGATGTGGGGTCGCGGTTTCGCTGATAGCACAGACCGGCCAGTCCGAGGCGATCCATTCGCCGGAAGAATGCGCCAGCACCGTTGTGAGATTGACTACCCCGGCGGTCTGATCGATTGCCGTGGTCTGCAGAGTAGCGATCTCATGCTGGCCCAACGTCTTGCGCACAATCTCCAGCCCACTTGATAGCGGCGCGTAGCGAAACGATTTCCCGGCGCCGCTCGGGCCGTCTGACTCAATGGTCGCCACCAGCGACTTCTCCGGATTGACAAGCTCAGCTTGAGCCTTGGCGAGTGCCGTCGCCAAGCGGCCGATTGATTCACTGGAACGCTGCATGGTTGTCCTCCTCCTTGAGGAGATTGAAACTGATGGCTCCTGATTTCGAGCGCTTGGCGCGGATGCCATGACCGATGGCTTGGTGAGCATCTTCCGGCATCAGGCTTTTGAGTTCGGCTTTAGCTTGCTCATGTTCGAGATGCGCCGACCGGGTTCGCGAAAAGACCCCAGCGAACTCGGCCCAAGCATTCGAGGCACTCATGTCGACGATGCGCACGGCTTCGATGCGCGGTCGCGGCGGTTCGGCGCCGAACAGTGTAGGGGGTTTGCCATTCTCGACGCAGCGCCAGAATTTCCGCTCGGCGGTGACAATCAGATGCTGGTAGAGGGGGTCGGCATGGGTCTTGATCTCAACCCATTTACCGCCGCCGGTAATGATCGAGAGCACCGCGCTCCTCGCCGCAACGACCCACATGTTATGCTGCAGCTGCGGCATGTATTTCTCGGCGGCCGCCTCTTCGGAAAAATACCAGGGCAGCATGAACTTCGACTCGAACACAGCGCCGCTCGCCCCAACGCGCCCGTCGAGCGTGGCAGCGAGCCAGCGGATGGTCGGATGGCGGACGTGCTTCTGGATATCGGTGATGACCTGACCGGTATTGGCCTCGTACCAGCGCCGGTTCAGCTCCTCGGTGACGAGCCCAAGCTGGACAATGAGGTTGCCCGACAGGTCCTCGGGCTCCACCTCACCGCGCTTCTCGCGCCACAGCCGGATGAGCGCGGCTTCGTCCTCGCCCATGATGATCCGGGCATCCGAGCCGCCGATGAAGTAGCGGCGATCCGCCGCCTTACCCCGGCCGCTCATACCGCTCATATGCCCCTCCCCGACAAAGCATCCGCGGCCCGCCGCAGCGTGCCAGACACCTCGGATGTGAGGTCAAAAAGCAGCGCCTCGATTTGGCGCAGATCGAGCCCGCCCAGGGCGTTCTGCGCGGTGTCGTCGAGGATCACCGTCATATAGAGCGACAGAGCGCAGAGCAGGCTTCGCAGGTGATCGGCGCGGTTTTCGAGATCAATTGCCTCGGGGTCGAGGCGGATCGGCCATGGCGGGTTCGCCGCTACGGCGCCGACGAACGCAGCGTGTACTGCCTGGATCGAGTTCCGGGATGGCTTGGCGCCTGTAGTAAGGGCGTGAACTAGGTTAGATACGTTATCAGCCTGGGCCATGGGGTTCCTCCGTGGCTTGGGTTAGAGCCGGGCAAGAGCGTCACCTCTTGCTCGGCTCGCCATTTTCCAATATCATAAATTAATGGGCGCGTCAATATCCAATATTGGAAAAAAGCGCGGTCGCGGAAGACCGTTTGTGGGCGCCGAACCAGTAATGGTGAGGTTGTTGCCAGGGCAGGCTGCAGCAGTCGACAGATGGCGAAAGGCTCAATCCGACAAACCAGGTCGCCCCGAAGCCATTCGCCGGCTGATCGATATGGCACTGGCGATCAAGGCCAAAAGGCCAAACACCGACGCAAAGTAACGTAGCGACTGAACCTCTATGGCGGTTCTGATCGAGGTTGCGTTGGCGATCAAGGCCAAGGAACCAGCGCCGAATGGTTCGAGCCGGGGGAATTGCAGCGGGGTCGTCGACTGGCGTAGGGCTGAAACGACCGCCGCTACCGTACCGCGCCGACGACGCGTCCGACCTACGGGATGTGCTCCGCATCGATACGCGCCGGATGATACCAAGCCATTATTTTACTTGCAAAATTGATCGTTTTCTGCTAAACATACGACCAATTGTAGTAGACCGATTGCGCTTGAGCCGCCATGGGGCAGTGCTCGGCAGTCCCCTCGCTACAACAGAACACCTTCACCGGCCATGCGGCCCGGCTGGGTTTCGTAAACCCAAACCGAGGAGCCCGCCATGGCCAAGTGTGTTTTTCATAACAACGTAGACCGGATTCCCGGCGCCGCCAGTGCGACGTCGGCGTCATTGACGAAGCTGCACATCGAATACATTCGTCCCGAGCGTCTGTGTTCTTCGCCGAACAACGCCCGCACGCACTCGAAAAAGCAGCTCAAACAGATTGCGCGCTCGATCGAGCGGTTCGGCTTCGTCAACCCCGTGCTCATCGACGAAGACTTGCGGATCATCGCAGGACACGGGCGCGTGGCCGCCGCAAAGATGCGCGGCCTGCGCGAAGTGCCGACGGTTCGTTTGTCCAATCTCTCGCCGGCGCAACGGCGCGCCTATGTCATCGCCGACAATCGGCTGGCTGAACTGGCGGGCTGGGACCGCGAGTTGCTGGCGGCCGAACTGCAAGGGCTGCTCGATCTTCGATTTGACGAGGTCGAACTGACCGGATTCTCGCTCGGTGAGATCGACGTCTTGCTCGATGGGACGGTGGAAGAGACGGCAGCCGCGCCTGACGACGAACTCGCGGTCGAACGCTCGGCGGTGTCGCGACCGGGCGATCTGTGGATCTTGGGGTCGCACCAGCTGCTCTGCGGTGACGAACCGCTTTCATGCGACCTCATCGTCCGGCGCTGGCAGCACTACACCGGCAAGGTCGCACGGCTTGCAGGGTCGGATCTGACCTTTGCGCAGGTGGAAGCGAGCCGCCTTGCAGCGCAAAGCGCGTCCGCCGGCGAGAGCTCAGGGGGGCAGTGACATGTCCGAAAAAACCAATCCCACACACGGCGAGCCGCCGGGCTCTCAGGCCAACGGCTCGGAGGACAACCCGGCCGAAGAGTACAAGGTCGGCCCTGGTCGTCCGCCCGTGGACAGCCGGTGGCAGAAAGGCGGTCGGTCACCAAATCCACTTGGCCGGCCGCGGAAGGAACAGTCGATGCTTCCGGACGTGCGGCAGGCATTCGAGCAGGCCATCAACAAGAAGGTCTCGGTTCCCCGCGGCGATAAGATGGTTC